GTTCTGCTTCATAGGCTTGTTGTGCAGCAATACGAGCATTCTCTGCTGCGATGGCTGCTAATCTTGCTTGCTCTGCTGCTTGTCTTTCAGCCTCTTCATTTGCAAGTTGTTGACTAACTGTATTATTTGCATATGATACTTTGTTGTTCATAATGCTTACAGAAGTTCCAACCTGCAATAATAGTGTATTGAGATCATCCTGAGCATCCTGAAGATTATCTTCTGCCTCAATTAGATCTTCCTCTGCAGTAGTTAAGTCACCCTCAAGGATATCTAGTGCACCTTGTGCAACATTAAGATTGTTTCTTGCTTCAGCAAGTGCCTGAAGTTGTTCTGGGCTTGCACTAGTTGTACTAAATTCTGATGCAGGAATAACTTCCCAACCAGATCCTGTGTATCTAATTAATGCTACATTTGCTCCGCCACCATTCTCGTAATACCACATCTTAAATTGCTTTGCTACACCAGCGGTAGTCATAACATCAGCAGTAGATCCTCCGCCACCCTTATCAAACCAGTCATCAATAACTAATTCATTATCAAGATACAGTCGAACTCCATCATCTGCTGGGGCTGTAATGTATTGTGTTCCTGTTGTTGTTGGTGTCCAAATACCTTCCCATTTAACCTGGAAATCTTCTGGGTATGTGTTGGCAGGACCTCCTCCACCCCAAGGCTCATTGATCCCATCTGTATCAGTAGTAACTGAGGTTATATATCCTGCACCCATTGGTGGTCTATTGTTGTATCCTAAATCTTGGTATACGGTCATAGTCAGACCTGGCGATGTGTTTGTATTTACTGTAGCAGTAGCACTATCTACAATGGTTTGCTCTATGGCTACCGTCGCTGTTTGTGACTCTACTGCAATCTGTGCAACAATGACATTTTCTTCAGCCTCAGCAACTAGAACAGTTGCCCCATCTACTTGTGCAAGAGCCACAGTAGCACTATCTACTACTGCCTGAGCCTGTGTAATAGAGTCCTGAGCCTGTGTGATAGTGGCTGTAATAGTCTCTGAAGGTCGTGTAATGGCTTCTGCTTGGGTTTGTATGACTGCCGTGGCAGTTTCAGCCTGAGTTATAGCAACTTGTGCTGCCTCTATAGTGGCTGTTGGACTTAGAACTATTGCTGTTACTGTTGATGTGTCTGAGGGGGTTACTTGGACAGTACTGATCTCATCAGCGTGAGCCGTATCCTGTGGGAAGAATATTAACCACAAGGCTAGAAGTGCTGTTATAAATGCTGATCTTAGTATTAATCTTTTAATTTACCTTTCCCCCTTGCAGACTTAATGTCTGATAGGATGATTATACCATTTTATTGCACAAAAAAGAGGGCTAGCACTTGGCTAACCCCCTTAGTTGTTGGTTTAGTTATGCACGAACCTTCTTCTGGATCTTAATGACCAGAGCGGTTAGTGATGTAATCTGCTTCTTTAGTGAAGCGATTAGTGTTGCTACCTCTGCAGACAACTTTGTTACTGCATCAACTGCAGACTGTGCTGCAACTGTTGCTGCATCTGCAGCCTCTGCTGCTGCGGTTGCTGCCTTTGTAGCCTCATCTGCAGCCTGGGCTGCTTCTGTTGCTGCATCAAGTGCTGCCTTCTGTGCTGAGTCTTCAACGACTGCCTCTGCAGAAACTACAACTTGACCTGCTACTGGAAGAGATGATCCACCAGTTGCTGAGATCTTGACTGTGTTTTGTACGAGTGGCATAAAGACCTTGTATGTCTTAACTGTTGCTGTATCTGTTGTTACAGAAACTCCTGTAAGGTCTGCACTAGCAGAACCGAATGCATATGATGGAACGATTCCACCAGTTGCAAAGAGGTTTGAGTATGTCTTTGGAGACAATGTAAGACCTGTTGCATCAAGAACCTGAACAGTAATTGTTGCTGCTTCACCTGGAAGGTACTTAGCCTTGTCAAATGAAACCTTTACAGTTGCTGCTGTTCCCTCAACACGAACTGGTACTGGGTTTGAAACAGTACCTACGCTTGCAGGATTGTAAACAATGATGTTTGCTACGCCTGTCTTAACACCAGTTGCTGGGAACTTTGCTACACCGTTAACGATTGTTGCTGATGTTGCTGAGTTATTAACTGTTGTAAGGTCTGCTGATGTTGCAGCAAGTGTACCTGCTCCAACTGTTACACCCTGTGCATCGTATGCTACTGCAGAAATAACATCTGAGTTAGATCCTGTAGCGATTACTGACTTAATTGGTGTTGCAACGATTCGAGCAATGTCACCATAGAAGGTAACTGACTCTGTAGCAAGAACTACGCCAGAAGCAGTTGTAATTGTAACTGTTCCAACTCCTGCAGTTCCATCAGCAAAGATACCGATGTGCTGACCTGCAGCAAGTGTAAGTGCACGACCCTGTGCTGTAATTGTTGTTGGGTTTGAACCAGCACCAATGAGACCTGGACCGCTAACGATTGCTGTTAGTGATTCTGCAACAGATGTACCCGCTGCATTCTTCTGTGTTACAACAACGACTGCTGCAGCATCTGCAGATACAGACTTTGATGCATAGACTGTTGCATCCGCAGTTGCAGATGTTGTCTCGCCAGCGTTAAGGATTGAAGTAGATGTTGCTGTAGATGCCTTAACATCTGCTGCTGTAACAACTACTGTCCATACAACTGCTGCAGAGTTAACTGCACCTGTTGAGCCAGCCTTGAGTGTAGGTGTGAACTTGAAAACATATGTTCCAGCGACTGCTGGTGTATCAAGTGTTGCCTTTAACTTTGCTGTTACATATGTAGCAGCATTAGCAGATGATGAAACATCTGCAGAATAGTTTCCTGCTCCCAATGCAACAATTGCGCTTGTTGTCTCTACTACTTCTAGAGTTGCAAACTTTGCAATTCCTGCAGGAAGGCTAGTAACAGATGATGTTACTGTAATTGTGTCGTTTAGACCTTGTGCCAAAAATCCGACTGTTACGATTGCTGTTGCTGACTCGCCTGTGCTGATTGCATCCGTAGGTGAATCAATAACTAGCGTGTCTGCGTTAACCGCAGCACTTGTCGGAAGGGCTGATAGTACGCCAAAAGACATTGCTGCAGCAAGACCTAGGGCGATTTTCTTAAATGAATTCATTTTGCTCCTTATTTCTATATTAGATTGAATCTATCCAGATAATCTCTGACATCATCTGGCATAGGTTTATATTCTATCACACCTGAAATAGGGCTGTCAACTCTAGGTCTATCCCTAAAGGTGTGTATCTCTATCTCTTGATCTAAGTCTTTCGGAGTATGTGATATTGCCCCGAATATTGCCCCACACACCGCATCCGCTAAGTCCTTAGAGGATTTTCTTGGGTGGTCAACTCTATTGTTCTTCATAATTTTAAGTTCTGTTAACTCTTCAAACAAAAGATCGATTGCTGGCATAGCCAATCTCTCCTCATAAACAAGCATAGCCATATCTTCATAGTGCTTCTTAGCAACAGAGACAGTCTCAGTTCTCATTCCTACCTGCTTCAATTCGTTCTGGATATCAAATGACTGCCAACGGTCAAACGAAACCATTCCAATATTAAAACCAAGTCTACGAAGATTTTGAATCCATTGCTTGACCTCTGAAAGGTTAACAGGACCTTCAATCTTTGGCTCCCACCACGCAACTGCATCTACTACAACTACTGGTGCTACCTGTGCATAATCTTTAATTACCTGAATATTTACCCACTTATCCACATGTGCAATTGCTACCGCACACTTGTCGTGGCGTTGGGCAAGGTCAGCATGGACATAGTAAATTTTATCAGGGTCTGGCTTAAAAACTTCATCGAATCGTCTGTGAGGATCCAGTGGGTTTCGAAGTGTCATACAAGATCTAACCTTTTCAATCTGCTTGAAGAATGCATCAGTTGAGTAGGTAGGTACACAAGCAAAGCGTTGCATAGCATCGCCTAGGTCTGTATAGAATGCTAACTTAAAGTCATCAATCTGTCTTGTTGGGTTTACAATCCAAGTAGGACGCTTGAGTGCAAACACTCCTGGATATTTGTAGGAAAGAATAGTATCTTCATCCCAGTTAATTTCAAGTGAGTTACCTGCAGCATCCTCTGGAAGTTCTGGATTCATAATAAACTTATGAGTATAGTTAGTTACTTCTTTTTCAGCAATAACATCATCATACTTCTGTGAGATAAAGTCTCCAGGGTAACGGGGGAATGATAGAAGTGCAACCTTGCCTAAGTCTGGGAAACGAGAATCAACAGAAGCACGGAAGGCCTTGTAGATGTTATCAGCAGTTTTCCCCTGCTCATTACCAGTTCCAACTTCTTGTGCAAAACCAGAAATCTCATCGAGTACTGCAAGAATAAGGTTCAAACCCTCATGAGATTCACGCTCTGAGTGACCAGAGTAAACAGTAATAGAATCATCAAACTCAATTGATTCAGCCTTAGCATTGTATTTGCCAGCAAACCATGGTGATCTTTCAATCTTAGTTTTAAAGCCCTTAAAGAAAACATTCTTAGCCTGTTGTGCGTTAATAGCCACATTGATAATATCAATAGCGTCGCCTGATGGCTTTCCAAAGTATCGTGCTGGATCCTTTAGGCATAGTAGTTTATACACAATGTATGCACATGCTACTGTGGATGTAAAGTCTTTTCCAGATCCTTTACCTAACTGTAGAATTACTTCATTCTTTGTGTACTTCTTGTAGTAGCGAGTTCCTTCTACTTCCCCCAGAATTTCAATAACATCTTCTAGTTTGTAAATCTGACTCATCGCCTCAACAATGTCATACTGGATATCAGACAGTGGTGGCTGGCCTAGGTAGTCTTCGCCCTCAACAAAGGTCTTAGCATCTACGGGCATCTCCTTAAAGTTATTATCTTTAAGTGCCTCTAAAAATTCATCAAACATCAGCGATTACCGTAATTACTTCATCTTCTCTTGAGATAGAAGAAAGCCTTCTCATAATAAGATCTCTTACTTCTGGATGTGTAGATGCAATATCCTTAAGGATTCCAACAAGAACTTCTTGTCTCTTCTCAATCTGTACCATCTCATCTGCAAGTTCCTTATTCTCAAGTAAGCCAGCCTTCTGCAGCATGTCAATGCGCTTGGACTCAATGTCCATAACAAGTTTAATCGCAGCAGTCTTTGCACTAAGATTATTAGTCATAGATGCCTCATCGATAACTTCATATGACTTTGAGATTAGGATTCCATAATGCTGGTCTGCACCTGCCAAGGCTTCTTTTGCTCTTGCTCTGATTGCAGCATTGTTTGATGCACTGACCTTCCATTCATCAATGTAAGACACGACTCTTTGTCTTGGAATCGATAACTGCTTTGAAATTTGTGTGGGGTCGCTACCCTTTAGATACTCCTCAACAACATAGTTGACTTGATCCAAATGCTTAACTAGATCTTCTTCAGTTGTCATACTTTCCCTCTAGTCTATTAATTTCATCCTTGATATAGAAGATGGCCTTCTCAAGATCTTGAACTGTTTTTGACTCATCTTTAAGTCCTGCTCTCCATAAATACTTAAATGCGTTACCAATATTGAAGTTGCGATGACGAGTAATCTGAATACACTCAACACCAGATGGGTCTGTAGTATAG